ATGCCCAATGGCAAGTAGTGCAAAAGCATACCCGCCAATGAACATTGAAATAACAATGTATCTAATCATCAATCTCCTCTGCTAGTAGTTGAGCCAATGAACCAGCGGCGCAATCGCCATACGTGTCTAGCACGTATTCACGATTGAAGCGTTCAATCCTGCCACTAGGTAACTGGACCACGTAGTCCAATGTCCCATCGTCAATCAGGAATGGTACTTGCATGATGATCAAACGAATTGAGGGAGAAGCTTTGCTTTGCCTCTCCCTCGCATCGTCTCCCTAAATTGTTTTAAGCCACTTTGTCCAGCTTGTGAAGCTCCTTGGCGTCTTCAATGCCAAGATTAAGCGCCATACGACTTGCTTCTGTGCTTATGAAGCGCCAGAAGTAGTACCGCATGGCATCGCGCTTGCGTCCTCCCCACAGTCCATTTTCAATGGCCTCTGTAGCCCTTTGCCACAGTACCATCTCAAAATGGGAGACTGTCTTATGCTGGACCCAGCCAAGTCGTCTAGCGAGAGTAAGAGCTAATCTGATGCTAGTGGTGCGGTAGGCGTTCAACCCTCCGCCCTTAACATCTGATAACAAGATGTTGCTGATGTCTCGCCAAACACGTAAACGTAGTTTCATATCCATGGTAGGATACTCCATTTTGTTTAGGGAAATGTCAACGAAACCGCTGCCAGTTTCATAAGCTCTAGGGCGGATTGGGTTCCTGACCCCTAAGTCGCTTGCCGAAGATAAGCGGCGTCGTTGACCATTCCCATTATGCATATTCTGAAAATGCTGTCCAGAAAATAATGAAGGTAAACGAATTATTTTATTGCTTTGTTCAGTCGTTTCGCGCAACATTATTACCTTGCCAAAATTCATGCAATCTATGCAAAAGCTGTGCCAGTTTCGGCGCGTTCATGTTTTGTTCTTTTGCCACATTCTGTTCACGGTTTGTTCTGGACCGGGGTAGCAAAAATTATGCAGCGCGTCTGTATATATATTGGGACCCCCACTAACGGAGCAATTTTTTAAAAATGGGGTTTTGGCGCGGTATTTATTAATAATTATAGTATATAACTTATAACATATTATATTAACAATTATATTAATATAATGTTTATATACATATTTATATAAATATATTTATTAGTAATATATTATATATTTCTCCCCGTCGCTTAAACAGCAGGTTATCATGATTCTTTAGAGTTTGCAAGCCCCTTTCTGTGTACTCTTCTTTCTTCTTGTGTTCCCCTCCGGGTCTATGTATAATATATTTATAAAAGAAGGAGTATCATAACTTTGACAGACGATGAGAAAGAAAAGCTCAAGGGTCAGTACGACACACCAGAGAATGCCAGATCAGAAAACTATGGTCTGACCAGAAAGCAGATTAAATTTGCAGAGCAGTACATTGCCACCAACGATGCCACCCACGCTCTCCTAGAGGCAGGGTATGCCCCTGTTAAGAAAGCAGACGGTGACCTAGACCGTACCAGAACTGCCAGAAGAGCACAGCAGTATCTGGCAAACCCCAAGCTCAGAGCTTACATAGAGATACTCAGAGAGGACGTTGTAGAGAAGGTTTCGTGGGACGCGCAGAAGGTCCTAGACAAAATGTACCAGACCTATATGAGAGCCACAGAGGCAGAGGACTATACCAATGCCAACCGTTCTCTGGAGAACATGGGCAAGCACCTTGGCATGTTCATTGACAAGAAAGAAATCAAACAGAACACACATTTTCACGGTGCTGACTCCACCTTCACCTCTGATCTGGACGCAGACATCAAGAACCTTGCCGCCATATCTGGCTACAATGTAGGGTTAAAAGTTGTAGATGGCGGAAAAGAATAAGCTGGTGAGTATAAACCTGACACTCCCAGAACAGATTGACTACCTACAAGAGATGTTCAATCAATTACAGGTGGTGGCTTTCTCTCACCCCATGAACGATATAGAAAACGTAGACCACAGAGTTCAGCGCATGAGGCATATATTTGCCCAAGTGATACAACTGATCTACCTGATGACAGATGAAATGACAGAATACTACGGAGAAAAAGGTGGAGACCCAGACCACAGTGGACGAACTTACCACTAAGGAACAACTTAGAAATAGTTTGTACCTCAAGGCAGTTGAAAACTCCAGAATGGACTTCTTCTCCTTTGTACAGTTTGTTGCGCCTCAACTGGTCCCAGATTTTAAAACAGGCAGACACATACAGGTCATCAGTCAAAAACTACAGACCATTGTAGACTCACCTGATCCCAAAAGACTGATGGTATTCCTCCCGCCACGTTCCTCCAAAAGTCTGCTCTGTTCTCAACTGTTCCCTGCGTGGTACATTGGTAACTTTCCCTCTCACGAAATCATGAGCATCTCTCACTCTGACCAGCTGGCCTCAGACTTTGGTAGAACTGTCAGAGACATTCTCAAGATGCCCCTCTACCAAGAAATATTCCCCGGTGCAAACCTCAGAGAGGACGTAAGAGCAGCTGGCAAGTGGAAGACTAAGCAGAATGGTATCTACTACGCTGCAGGTGTCAGGAGCCAGATTGCAGGGCGAGGAGCGCACATTGCCTTGATAGACGATGCCATGTCAGAGGAGGACGCTTTCTCAGAGGCAGGGCGTAGGTACATCAAGGATTGGTATCCCTCCGGTCTCAGAACACGCCTGATGCCCAATGGCTCTGTCATCATCATCAACACCAGATACCACGAAGACGATCTATGCGGCTGGCTCCTTAACAACCAGACAGAGGACACTGTGCCGTGGGAGGTTGTGTCCATACCTGCATGGTTAGACGAAGAGTCTGCACAGATGCTTAACCTACCAGAGGGTACGTCCTACTTCCCAGAGTGGAAGCCAGACGAGCTACTTAGACTAGACGAGGCAGAGATCAGAGCCAACAACGGGTCCAAGTACTGGCAAGCCCTCTATATGCAGAACCCCACACCTGACGAGGGTTCAGCTATCAAGTCACAGTGGTTTCAAAACTGGACAGACGAGGAGCCACCAGAGTGTGACATGATCATACAAACCTACGACACAGCCTTCTCTACTCGGAGCACAGCTGACTACTCTGTGATACAGACATGGGGCATCTTTGAATATCCGTTTGTGGATAGTCTGGGCAGAGAATACCTAGCACCTAACCTTGTACTTCTGGGCAATGTCAGAGAAAGATTAGAATACCCGGAACTGAGAAGGACAGCGCAAGACCTGTACGACGATTATCAACCAGATATCTGTATCATAGAGAAGAAAGCATCCGGGCAGAGCTTGATACAAGATATGCGAAGAGCAGGACTTCCTGTGTTGGATTACCTACCAGACCGTGATAAAGTATCCAGAGTACATTCTATAACGCCCATGTTAGAAGCTAAAAGGGTTTGGCTCCCCAGAGGCAGAGACTGGGCAGAAGATTTATACGCGGAGGCGATACAATTTCCCTTTGCCAAACACGATGACCAAGTAGATGCCATGGTCATGGCAATACACTATCTAAAAGATTCTTGGCATTTATCTCATCCTGATGACCCAGACTACGAAAGCGAGCCTGTTAAAAAGAAAACATATTGGAGTTGGAACTAAAGGATTAAAGCTATGAGAGCACATTTTCAAATGAAGAAAAACAACACAAAGACAAAGAAGAAAAAAAAGCCACAGCGTTATAAACATGGTGGTGTACCTTCAATGAAGAAAAAACAGTAACATAGCCATAGGCGCAAAGGAATAAATATAATGGCAGTGGAACAAAATCCTTTCCTACCAGAGGAAGAGATAAAAGAACTAAGAAGAGAGTCGCCTGTTCTAGAAACGGAAGGAGAGGTTGTTCAGTTTAGCCCCACCGATGATGGAGGTGTAGAGGTCGAGTTCGGTGATACAGAGATAGAAGCAGACCTTCTTATCATCTCTGAACAAGACCACTACGCCAACCTAGCTGAGTTTCTGGAAGAAGATGATCTTGTAGAAATAGGTAGTACTGTCATTGACAATTACGAAGCAGATAAAGAATCCAGAGAAGAATGGGAACAAGCGTTTGAGAATGGTCTTGATCTTCTAGGACTAAAACTACAGGAGACCACAGAACCCTTTGACGGTGCTTGCACAGCAGTTCACCCTCTCCTTATTGAGTCAGCAGTTAAGTTTCAAAGCAGAGCTTCTCAAGAACTCTTCCCCCCAGCTGGTCCTGTCAGATCACAAGTCATAGGCGCAAACACCGTTGCCAGAGAAGAACAGGCACAGCGTGTCAAGCAGTTTATGAACTATCAGCTTACCCAGCAGATGCCAGAATACTTTGACGAGTTTGAGCGTATGCTCTTTCACCTACCGCTTATTGGCTCTGCCTTCAAGAAAATTTATTTTGATCAGGTCAAGAACAGACCTGTCTCTGAGTTTGTGCCAGTGGACCACTTCTATGTATCTTACTACGCCACTGATCTCAGATCAGCAGAGAGATATACTCACGTTATCTATCGTTCTCCAAACGATTTCAAAAAAGATGTTGTATCTGGAATGTATCTAGACACTGACATTGGAGAACCTTCTGCACCAGAAGTAACTTCAATGAATCAGAAGATTGACAACATCATGGGCATTACGCCATCGTTAGAGGAGGACCCACAATATGTTTTATTGGAGCAGCACTGTAACCTTGATCTTCCAGAACCATATGGCGATCCTAGTGGCGTTGCCCTTCCCTATGTAGTCACAGTTGATCTAACCAGTAAACAGGTTCTTTCCATCAAACGAAATTACAATCCTGAAGACCCAACCAGAGAGCGCATACTGCACTTTACACACTACAAGTATGTTCCGGGTTTTGCCTTCTACGGGCTAGGGCTGATTCACTTCCTAGGCAATCTGACCATGACAGCAACAACTGCCATGCGTTCTCTGGTAGACGCAGGACAGTTTGCCAACCTCCCCGGTGGTTTCAAGGCTAGAGGTGTCAGACTTGTAGGTGACAACGAACCTATCTCTCCCGGTGAGTTCAAGGAAGTAGAGAGCACAGGCATTGA